TGTACGCATACTGGGCGATGAATACGAAGACACAAACTTTACTGGTCGATCTGAAGGACAGGCCATGCAAATTCAACATGTGTTCAACAGTAGAGATCACTCGTTCTCTAGTTCAAGTCTGCGTAAACGTGTGGTAGCCGCAGAGACTGAAAAAGTGCTAATGCAAAAATGATCTTGTATGTGAATGGTGACAGCCATGCCGCGGGCGCCGAAGCAGTAAATCCATATTCATGGGCAGAGGATGATGAACTGTACTATGGACTAGGACAACAGCCTCACCCAAACAATGAACGTGTGAGTTTTGGTTGTGAGATAGCCAACCGTCTCAATGCTATACTATACCTTGATGCACAGGCTGGTGGATCAAATGCCCGTATTATTCGTACCACAAGATCGTGGTTGCATGAACAAAGTAATTTTGAAGATATTTTTGTGATACTGCAATGGTCTACCTGGGAACGACAAGAATGGTTTTATAAAGATACATGGTATCAAGTCAATGCAAGTGGTATAGATGCGGTACCATCAGTGTTTGCTGAACGATATAAAAATTTTGTATCAAACATCAATTGGAATGAAGTGCAACAACAAGCACATGATGAGATTTGGCAATTCCATAACGAACTAAAACTCAATCAAGTCCGGCATGTGATGTTTAATGGTAACAGTCATTTTGATAAAATTTCTCAAAATTATGACTGGAGTCAATGTTACATGGCACCATATGATCCTAATCAAACCTATGATTCGGTGCTAAGAAACAACGGATTCAGTACAGTCAACCCAAATTCATGGCATTTTGGGCCGGAAGCCCATTGCTTTTGGGCTGAACATGTGTTACAATACATTTACAATAACAACTTGATTGTGACCAATGAAATACGTACTGATTGATACTGCCAACATGTTCTTTCGTGCTAGGCACGGGGCATTTAGAGCCGCAGACTCTTGGACCAAACTGGGCTTTGCTCTGCATGTTACCTTGATGGCTGTGAACAAAATGGCCCGACGATTTGAAGCAGATCATGTGGTATTCGCACTGGAAGGACGCTCGTGGCGCAAGGACTACTACAAACCCTACAAAGCCAATCGTGCTGTGGCTCGGGGTAAAATGACCGAAGCAGAAGCAGAAGAAGATAAACTGTTTTGGGAAACCTATGACGAACTGACTAAATACTTGGCTACGAAAACCAATTGTAGCGTTATCCGATGTGCCACTGCCGAAGCAGATGATATCATAGCACGTTGGATTGCTTTACACCCCCAAGATCAACACGTTATTATCAGTTCAGATTCTGACTTTGTGCAATTACTGGCACCCAATGTCACGCAATACAATGGCATTGCTGACGAACTGTTAACACTGGAGGGCATATTTGATGCTAAAGGTAAGCACGTCAATGATAAGAAAACTAAACAGCCAAAAACGATCCCGGATCCGGCCTGGTTGCTATTTGAGAAGTGTATGCGTGGCGACTCCTCAGACAACGTATTCAGTGCGTATCCTGGAGTACGTGAGAAAGGCACAAAGAATAAAGTTGGTCTCCGTGAGGCCTTTGGAGACCGAGACCGGCGCGGATATAATTGGAACAACATGATGTTGCAACGCTGGACCGACCACGAAGGTGCCGAACACCGTGTGTTAGATGACTACGAGCGTAATCGTACCTTGATTGACCTAACAGCACAGCCAGACGACATCAAGACAACCATAGACACAGCCATACGTGAACAAATTTCACACCGGGACGTGGGACAGGTGGGAGTGAGATTCATGCAATTCTGCGGCAAGTACGAATTGCTCAAGTGTAGCGATGCGGCCGAACAGTTTGGTCGCTGGCTCAATGAAACATATAAAGGAGTGCTAGATGATATTAGCCAAACCAGTAGTGGACAATCAGTATTACATACTCAAGAAGGATAATCGCAAGATTGGCCAACTTGAGGTAAAAGAAAATGGTAACTGCACCATAAAGATTCTTGATAGTGTAGTAAGTTATAAAACTGTCAAGATGGCTCGGGAGGCAGTTGACATCCAATTCGAGCCGGCTGAGACCGCAACGCCATTGCCACCAAACGTGGTTTATGGTCACGAAGTTACGGGCGATGTGTTCAATCCTCTCTGGGACGTGAAGCACCGGTTACCACTGTTCACCAGAGAAGACAAATCCAAGTCGTGGTTTGCCGCAGGTTGGTATCGAGTCAAACAACATCGCAAGTGGAAAGCAGTACAACACCCTAAACTTATCACCTTGGAGCGTTATGCTTATCAGGGCCCATTTCAAACCAGGGAACAAGCCAGTGTCTAATCCTTTTCGCGATCAAGAAAAATTCATGCAAGCCTGTGAACAAACGGTGGGCGAGTTCAACGAGCAACAATATCAACTGTACTGCAATCTCATCAGTGAAGAATTTGACGAACTGGTGGCCAGCAAGACCAAAACGGATGATCTTGATGCCTTGATTGATATCTTAGTTGTGACTATTGGTGCCATCCACAGTCTTGGCGTTGATGCTGAAGGTGCTTGGAAAGAAGTCATGAGCACTAACTTTGCCAAGATTGACAAACAAACAGGTCGAGTACGCAAACGTGAAGACGGCAAGGTACTCAAGCCTGCCGGATGGACTCCCCCAGCACTGGAACAGTTTGTGAAATGAGCCTGCATATAAATCGTTTTGTAGACAGCATCAAAGCACATGAATCACGTGGTCAACGTGATTTTGTTATGACCATGCGCGAAGCCAAAGATTTACATAGTGATATTACAAAACTATTGCTGACATTAGAGTCCTTGCACACACGGAATACACAGCCAAAAGAAGAAACAATTACGGTAGAATTGGATGGCGGCACTTTCAAAACCGCGTAGTTTTTGGGATAAATAAACTACGGAGATAATGATGTCAAGACCCAAGCCAAACGTGTTGATCGAACACACTGATAAAGCAACTTACAAGACCGAACAAGTGTTGGCTTCTGAAGGTGTGTGGGCAGTTTTTTATGATGCCAAACCCATCAACTTAAAAACTTCAAATATGCTCACACAATATCCTGGGCCTAAATACAAAAAAGTCAGTTTTTCAAATCCCGGACATGCCAAAAACTTGGCCCGTAAACTCAACACACAATTCAAGACCAACAAGTTCACAGTGGTGCTCTTGACGCAGGGGGCGCAAGTATACCCCGATGCCAAATAAATCTCAACTTACTCAACAACTGTTAGATCAATTGCCCGAGGAAGAGCGACCTAGTTATCGGTTTGCTCTCAAAACCTGGTGGCAAGACAGCCGCGACGATGGCGGCATGAGATTGAGTCTGTTGGGCCTAGATGTGTTCCGACTTTTAAAAGTTGAACAGTACGAGTTTGAATTCACTCATGCACTCAGTCCCAGTTTGTTAATGACACTGAATCGAAAACTAGACTGTGCTTATTTCCTCAAAGGTGGCAAGAATACTCGGTTGATCTTGTTTGGTAGTCAAGCGGCTGTGATGTATGCCATGTATGGTGACATGCACAAGTTTCTGCAATATCTGGACCGTACATAAAATGTAACCCAAAGTATTACTTTTTTGCCCTGTAAAAAGTAGTACTTTTGTAGTACTAGATTTTGGTTGACCAAAAAAGCAATTTCGGTTATAATACATGTATGGAAATTAAAAAGCAGTCACGCAAAAAACGAGTGGATCGTACACACATTGTTTACTTCATCCAAATTGGACTAGAGTACTACATTGGTGTTACCGCAAAAACTCAACGCACTATCAACATGAGCCTGCGCAGTCGCATCAACAAGCACATTTATCGCTCACGCACCGAAGACAAGTCATGGCGCCTGTACGAAGCAATTCGTGCCGCTGGTGAGTCGGCGGTGAACTTTGCAATCGTTGACATTGTGCGTGGCAAGACTGAAGCACATCAACTAGAGCGTGAACTAATACGAAAGTACACACCTGCACTCAACACAGATGTGCGGGTAAAAGCAGTTGACCAATAATTCCCATTTTGCTATAATACTTGTATAGAAACTAAAAGGAGCCCACTATGTCAGTAACAGTTAACGGTGTCAAAGTAGACACAATCGTAGCCGAAGCCAAGTCAGCCGCTAGGCAGGCCGCTGAACGTTTCTTCCAAGAAAAACTTGGCGGACGAGATCAGTTTGCCTGTGGTTTTGCCTGGGTTGATATCTTTGGTGTTCGAGGCAATACCAAACTTGGTAAGGCACTAAAAGAAGCAGGCGTTAAGAAAAGCCATACAGGTGCTTTCCAAATTTGGAATCCAGCAGACATGTATGTACAAAATGTAGACACCTTGGAAGCCGGTGCCCAAGCGGCGGCTGATGTTTTTAAGAAATACGGATTCACAGCCTACGCCGGAAGCCGTTTGGATTAAGGAAATGTCATGATTGAAATGTTTTTATTCCTAGCCATTACCTTTGCAATCAAAGTTTGGTTCATTAACCGATACATGTAAGGAAAAATATGAGATTATCACCACTCGACGAGCGTATGAACGCAGACATTGATGCGCTGATTGCCAAACTGCAAGAGGCAAAAACAAGTCGCACATATCTACAACGTGCCAGCCTTGTGGGGCGAGTTGCCGAACAGTGCCAAAGTTATGAATTTTATTGGGAAGAAAAACTTTACAGTTTGATGGACTAAGTGTACTATGAACCAGATCAGTCAGTATCTCGTCAGCATTGATCGGCCACCCTATGTGGATGGTCGGCGAGTAGGACAGGCCACACCCTGTGTGAGTTATGGCCAGCCCGCTTGGTTCATCTCGTTTTATGATGGGTATACTCATGTCAACAATCCTGTGTTCACGGATGAAGACGGCCTGAACGGGGCACCCACCGTTCGAGAATACGCAACGAACTTAGGATATGAACCATGTACCAACTAATCTTTACATTTTTAGTCACAACACAGGCTGGTATTCCAGGCTTTCACATAGAACGTGTCAGTCAGTTTAGAGAACTAGAGGACTGTGAAAAGACCAAAGTCTCTATGGTTGCCTACATGGACCAATTGGTGCAACAAGGCAAAATGTTTCCCGGCGTGTTTGAATGTCAAAAGGTACAGCGATGAACAAAGAAATTACACTCACTCCCGAGGGTGGCCGATTCTATCGTGCCATGACGTTCCACTGGCTCACTGTGGC